ACAATTAAATCAATTGCTACTTCTAAGTCTGTTTTAGTACTTGTAGAAATAGATTCAGGAACCCGAGGAGTAGCATCAGAAGCCATGGGAGCAACACCAGGAGCTACAGGAATAACTGTAGAAACTGGTTTTGTTTTAGCATCTGCTACAATTTTACCTATAGGTTCTAGTGCTGTTTCTAACCTAGCATCAGACATTTCTAAGGTGTCTCTAGTAGCTTGGGTAAAGGTTTCTTCTTCTTGTTTAGTTGAATCTGAAGGAAATAACTCAAGAGCACTGGTTGTTTTCTTAACAATGGCTTCCATTAATTCAGCTTTTTCTTTAGACTTAGTTGGATCTTCTACAAACTCTCTAAGTTTTTGGTCTAATTTATTATATACATCCAGCAAATTTTGTTGGAATTTTTCATTATTTGGATTAGCTTTTGCTTGTTCTTTTGCAGCATCCAACTCAACTTGTAAATCTTGGTTTTCATTAAGAATTTTTGTTCTTAGTTGACTCTTAAACTCTCTATCAATAAATGTTTTTCTTGCTGTAGAACCTTTTTCACCAAATGCTCCAGTAACAATAAAATTTAAAAATAATTCTGTAGAATCTTCGGTTAGTTTAATTGTATCATTACCGTCTGCATCTGTTTCTATAGTAATTAAATTTAAATCTCTAGCCGCTTCTAGTCTACTAGCGGCATCTAAATTACCACTATTCCAGTCTGTTTGCCATTTTGTAACAACATCGGCTAATATTAATGATGCGTTAACAAAATTACCTTGTGTTAGATTTCCAAAATGCGCGCGTAAACTTAAACCCATTTGAGCAAATCTTGCAAAAGCAGACTCAGCTTTAGTAAATACACCGTTAGAAATAGGTCCTAAAGCTTCTTCCATGACCAAGGCACGAACAATTGTTTCTTGTCTTACTTGTTGTTCGATTGGAGATAGGTTATCGAAGTTTCCATTTAATGCGGATAAATAATAATTAAATTCAGCAACTCGTCCTTGATCTAAATTAAACCATCTAGTTGTTCCTTTTAATCCAGCTCTTCCTAGTGTTTGTCCAGTATATCCTACGGCAATCATAGGAGCCATAAGGGTTCCACCCAGAACGGGTTCCATTAATGCACCTTGCCAAGCAGACATTAATGTTTGACTATAGTCATAATCTTGGCGTAAACCTAAACTTAATTCGTAACCCTGATTTACAATATCTGTTATTCCTTCTTCAATAAAACCTTCCGTAGCTTGGGCTGCTGTCCATAAAGTACCTCTAGAAGCTAACTGACCAGACCAGTGTAAGCTATTAATTGCATTATCTAAAGAAGGAACTCGTTTTAATCCAAGTTCAACTAAGGTAGATGGCGCATTAGCTGGTAACCACCTAACAACAGATTGTAGTCCTTGAGCAAACCTCATACTAAAGGACACGTTACTTGCTACTCCCGCACGAACGGCAGCAATCTTTGCTGCAGATGTAGCAACAGCAGTTGGCAATCTTGCTAAAGTTAAAGCCCCAGAAACAGCAAGGTTTGCACCTAAAGATACAACAGTTAATCCTACTTGTCCTACAGCATCCCCAGCTACAAGGGTAGAGTATAACATTTCTCTACCTTTATAGAACTTATCCCACCACCAGCCATCGGCAACTTCAAGACTTTGTAAAGATCGTGCAATTGCGTTTCTTTGATATGTTCCATTTACATAGGCTCTAAATAAACCCGCAGTAGGTAATGCTGCTAGTTTTTCCATATCAATACCTTGTTCAAGCATATCTTGATACCAAAGTGGATCTCTAGTTCTAATTGTTTCAACTAGTTTTTTACCATCAATTGGGGTAGATAAGTTTTTAGCAATGTAATCAGCATTTGTTTTACCAGGTGTTGCTAAAGATCTTAAAAAGTCTACAATAGGAATATTTGAAGTATCAATAATTCCCATAACAGTTTGATCGGCTTGGCCAAAATCCCCAATACGAGCAAATCTTCCAAAGTTATTTACTGTACCACTATTGTAATTATAAAAAGATTCTTCTAAATCGTTTCTTCGTAAAGCAATTAAACCTTCATCAAGTGTTTTTACTGGAATAGCGTCTTTAGCTAGGATTGGACTTCCGTCTTCTTTTTTACCTACAATAGTATCGGGAGTTACTGGTTCTAGTTTCTCTTCTTCGGATAAATTTGGTAAATTTAAAGAACCCTTAGTTACTGTGGTTCCATCAACGTGAATATAAAAGGGTTGATTTGTTTTATCTGATTCTTTTAATTTCCATTCTAAATCTTTAATAGGTAAGAATGCTGGTGAAGTTTCAAACATATGCATATTAAAATTATGTAAAGTTTTTGCCCATTGAGTATTTTGATTTGTAAACATTAACTCAAATTGGGAACCATCCATATTAGAGGTTAAGCTTGCACCATGAAACCCTAAAGTACCATATCTAAACTCATTAGAATACTGATCATAGGATAATTGACCTATGTTTTTAAATCCCTTACTTTTAGCTATTTTAAGAAGTTCTTCTTCTCGTGGATTATCCCTTGATTTAAAACGACTAAGAAATGATTCAGCATTGTTTTTTAGATTTAAAGTTTTAACTGGTCCTGTATTAGTTAAGTTTTGATCCACATCTTTTATTTGGGGAATATCTAATTCACTTAATGCAATTGAATCTTGAACCATTCGTTGATACCAAGAATCAGCATAAGAAACTGGATTATTGGAGGTTCTTTTTTGCTCTAATCCTTTTAAATATGATTCAAAAGAAAGATCTTGTGACATTTGTCTAAGATCTTCTAACTGACGTTCATCTAGTTCTCTAGGTTTATATTGAAAACTAGAGTCTGGAGTAAAATTTCGTAAATCAAACTTAGAGGTAAATAAACTCATTGTTGACCTCTTCTTAATCCTTGGGTTCTAAGGCGTAGTTTAGCAAAATTCTGCATAGCCTCTTCATAATCCTTCTTTAAAAGACTATTGGTTGGATAAAGTTGCATTCGTTTTCTAGTATATTCTACTAAACTAGCCGCTGCAGCTAGATCTATATCAGCCTGTGACTTTTGCTGTTTACGTCGTAACTCTTCTCTAATTTGTTCTTCTTTTCTTTCAGCTAGTTTTACTTGTTCTCGGTTCCATTTATCATCATCAGCTTGTTGTCTTTCTTTAAAGTCTCGTAATGCTTGAGCTTTATTTGCTTCTGCATCATCTAAAAGTTTTTGTTTCTTAGCTTCAATATTTGCTGGATGCTTAGTAAAATCTTCTTTTAATTTTTCCAAGATTTGTTTTTCTTTTTCTTTAAAGTCATTTTGTTGTTTTTCATTAAATGCGGATAATTCAGCTTCTTGCTGAGATTTAAACAGATCGTATTTTCGAGCTTTTTCGATTAACGCTTCTTTTTCGGCACGAATCTGATCATCATATTTTTGCATAGATGCATCACTCATTGCTTTTGCTTCTTGTTGCAATTGATAATCTAAATAAGCTTGTTTTCGTCGTTCTTGGTTTTCTGACCTTGACCAATAAGCACGCTGTCTTGTTTCTAGCTCGTTTTGTCGTTTTTCTTGTTCTCTTATTTCTGTTTGCATTCTACTCTCAGCATACATAGCTTGGAGTTTAGTTTCTGCTGTTGGCTCCGAAGGACCAACTGTTGGTTGCCATCTAGGTGCATTAGGATTATAGTTTTCAGAAATATATTCATTTTCAATTTTTTGTCTTTGGCGTTCAATAATTCGATCTCTGACTTCTTTTGGTAGTTTTGCTAACTCAAAAGAATCTATAGGACCTTGATTTTCTTGTACAGGTACTTGATCAGGATTAACACCTAATGCTGGTTGATATTGAAATAGTTCTGGTTGAGTTTGCATTAAACGAACAGTTTTAAATGCTTTTAACCATCGTATTGATCCTTCGGTTTTTTGTAAAACAGTAGGAAAAGATACTACAGGCAATTCTGGTACTTCTGTAAGTTTAATTGCTAAAACATTATATGGTTGTCCTTCTACAGAAAATTCTAATACTGGATTATCATTATCCATTGTTGAACTAAATCTAACTTTATTGGGTTGTCCTTCTCCTAAATTAAATTGCACAAGTCTCTGTTGAATTGGTTCCATTAGGTGTGGAAAATATTCTTGGACTATCGATAGTACATCCATATCCGTTCTTGTTGTCAAGATATTTTCTAAAGCTTGTTGTCTATCCGAAGGAAGACTAGCTAATAGTTTTTCTGATGTAATAGAATTTCCATCTATATCTACTAAACCTAAGGTAGAAAAGAAGTAATCCATTGATTTTTTTCTTGCAGGCATTGCACATACCCCAAGAATAAACTGATCTACAGGATCTAAACCTTTTGAAATACCTGTTCTAGCTTCTGCGTTTACACCATAAATATCACTTGCAAGATCTTCAACTAATTGTTCACCTGTTACTTGTGTTGGATAAAAACTAACAATTAGATTCCTTGGATCCTGGACTTGCATTTGTGATTCTATCTCATTAGGACTTGGAATAGTTCCATTTTCAAAAGTTAAATGTAAAACGTTTTGAATAAGGTGTTGTGGTTGTAAATTAGGATTATTTGTGTCAATCTGTGGAACACTTGAATTATAGTTTCTTTTAATATTCCAATCACTAAAAAAGGGATCAAATCTTGCCATAAAATTACTTTTACCTTCCCAAGTAATAGTAGGTACATTTACACTAGAAATAATATTTCTTCTTTTTTTATACTCATTTCCAGCAGACATTAAAATCTTTAATCCATCTAAACGATCTTTTTCATTTCCAAATGTTTCTAATTTACTAAGAACTTGAGCAGCAGCTGCGGGATAAGCTAACGATGATATTAAACTTGGCGTACTTAATAAACGTAACCTACTAAAATAAAATGTCATTTTTTGGTCGTGTGATGTTTTGGACCATAGGATAGATTTTGTTCCATCTTTTGTTGGAATATCCACATAAAAATCAGAAGTTTCCGTAGGGCTGGGTAAACCTATGATCTCTCCTTTTGAACCTCTACTTGTTGGTAACAATCCAGAAGCCATTTCATAAAAAGTTTGTACAACCTTATCTGCTTTTTCTTTATCTTCTCCTTGGCTTAAACCAGGAAAATTAAAGAACTGGCCAAGTCGAATTGTTACATTAGTACCATTAGATTCTGTATTTTTAGGAAGAATTGCAGCATAGTCTCCAGACGAAAAGGCTCCAATTATACTGGTAGCTGCATCTTTTGGATTATCTGGATACCCAGAAAGACCATATAAAACACCTAAATTTTGACTTAAACCCATGGTTTCAATGGCAATATTAAAAGCATTCATGAAGGTTTTTGTTTTTGCATCTAGTTGTCTTGGATTACTGGGAATTTCTGCTATAGCTAAAAAATCTAATAAATTATTAAAATAAATATTATCGGTTTCTCCCATTGTAGAACCAAGTCCAATAGGTAATGTACTCCCTGCTTTTAGCCCCTTTAAAGCATATAAAGTCCTATAGAGAAGAGCTTGATCTGCTGTTTGTAAGTCTCCACTTGCTAAAGTATCTATTTGTTCCTTTAATGCTTTAATATACTCATTAAAACCAGTTTCATTTGACATTCCTGGTTGTCCCCAAGCCTGAGACTGTACCACTAAACGAATACCCCTTAATCTACCAGCAGGGGTAAGTATTCCGTTTTTGTCAACCCAATTAGATTTATTTCGTAGATTTTCATCACTAAGTGGATTAACTTCTTGCCCGTTTTCAAACTCAAAAAAACCAATTTGATTTAAAGGTTTACCATACAATTCCGTAGAAGCATTAATAAATGCTGTTGATTCTGTTCCATAAGTTTTCTTAAACCATTCCGCAAGTCTTGTATCATCTGTTGTTGCAGATCCATTGTTAGTTTTATTTTCGGCTTCCTGACCTTTTCTAAAAGCTTCTTGATCTTTTTCAGACATTTTACTTTGCATGTAAGCATAAGTAGATGTAGTAACTAAAGTTCTAGTTGTAGTATCTAGATTATTGGCAGCATCTATAATAGTTTTAATAGTTCTACCTGTTGCATCATCAGTAGAAACAGGTTCTGCTTGCCGTGCCGCAGTAAATAATCCTGGTTTAGTTAATAGGGCAGCGGTTGCTGAAGTACCTGTACCATATTTTGGCACATCTAAACTAGGTGTTCCACTACTACTTCCTTTTCCTCCTCCACCCTGTCCTTTTACTAAACCAGATATAATAGTAAATAATCCACCTAATTCAGTTTCACCATATCCAATAGTAGCCAAAGTTTTTCTAAGTTCATTATTTTTTAAAATTTCTGAAGGTAGTTTTTGAGTTATAGTATAGAAAACATTTCCCGCTTCATCCTTATTTTCTTCAAATAAAATATCTCTCCAGATATCTTCACTAATTCCTGTTTTTTTAGCAAACTCCACAACAAAATTACTAAATAAAGCTGAATTATCTACTGGCCTACCAAAAGCATCGTTTATTGTTGCTTGAGCAGATAATGATTTAACAAGTTGATCTGCTGTAGTTGAAATATTTGCTTTTAGTTCTAAACCTGTTTTGCTTACTTTAAAGAAATTAATTAATTCTTTATAAACACTTTCTTGATTGTTTACATCTACAAATGAACCTTCTTTTAGTCGTCCACTTAATTCATCTTCTGGAAAGGCTTCTTTAAGTTTTTCTTCTAAGATTCTAAATTGTTCTTGAACTGGAAGATCTCTAAAACCAGCGTATCCACCCCATTCATTACTTGCAAGACCACTATATATTGCACCAACTACTTGATCTAAATAAGGTTTTTGTTGGACTGTTGGGATATCTGGTAATAGTAATAAAGATTGATTTGCTAAAGTATATAGAGCTTCGTTGTTAGGACTGACTAAAAAAGTATTTAATGCGCTATTTACATTTCCCTGCATTCTGAAAAGATTATTACCATTTCTAATTACTGTATTAGCTTTCCAGAGTTTACTAGCTAGATTACTTCTAAATTGATCTAATCTTAGAGTTACATTATACTGGACTTCTGGATCTAATCCGTTAATTACGGGGCTTAATTCTGAATAAAACTCTTGTGTCATTTTTGAAATAAAATCATCTTGTGTTGCAGATGATGCTGCTAACTCTAAAAGTTTTACTACTTTAGGCGATGTTTTACGAAGTTCACCAATATCTAAAGATTTATTAGCCAAACCGTTAATTTGCTCATCACTAAGAGTATAATCATTTTCTTGAACAAGTACAAGATTATTAGCAGTAATTGTATCTTCTTGCTCGCGTAATTGAGCTTGAGTACGCATAGACATAGCAGTAATAAAGTCTGATCCAGTTAAAGATGGATTATTTGTATTGAATTCAGTTAAGAATTCTTGGGTTGTAATAGGACCCATCTTTCCATCGTACTTAGGCCATTGTTTTGCTTGTTCATTAAATTGAGTTTCAACGTATTTTTCAAAAGCTTCTTTACCCCAGCTTTTACTTACCCTAGCAGCGATTCTTTTTTTCCAAGTATCTCCTGTAATTGGAGTAGATACAGAATTTATAACTTGATCAAATTCTTTTGTTTTTTCTCTTGGATCTTTATCTTCTGCGTCAATTCGTTCCCACTCAGCTTCAACTTTTTCAATTCGTTCTCTATCAATCTGAGATGCAATATTACCAAATGTTTGTAAAGCTTGTCCTGCTCCTCCTGCAATTTGACTAAGGTTTGCAAACATAATTTCTTCAGAAGAACGTGGTAGTTGTGCTAGTTGTCCAGGTCTAAACTCTCCACCTTGAAACTGAGAAGAAGAGTAGTTAACAGGTGTTGCTGTAGTTTGAATAGGTTCTACAGGATTTAATGATAATAAATTTTGAATATTAACTTGAGACATTATTACTCCTTACTTGGTAAGGATTTTTCCTTACCGTAAATTGCACCAGCAAAACCAGATCCTATTTGTAAAACACCAGAAACAATCCCTCCTGTGGCAACAGAAGAAGCGTCTTCATATATTGGAGCTTGATCATATCCTTGAATATTAGGCATAAAGATATTATCCGTTTGTTGTGACATTTGGGAAATAAATTGCTTGTTAATATTACTTAGTTCTGTTTCATAGTTTCTTTGAAGTTGTTTAGAGTTGTTTAAAGCATCTAAAGTTTGTGTTATTGCAAGGGCTCCATATAATCCACTTGATGCAGATATACCTTTATTTGTCAGTGCATTTATTAAAGAGGCAGCAGCTTGATTTTGCTGCTTACTTAATTGCATTTGTTGAAATGTAGTTATATCCTTTAAGTTACTTGTAGCATCAAACTGTGTTCTATATGCAGCTTCTGCAATAGCAGAATTTCTTTTTAACTGTTGAGAAAAATTGTATGCAGCTTGGAATTGTTCTCTAGCATTTGCATATGTTTTGTTTGTATTGCTTTGAATCCAATTACGATATGCTTGTTCATTTCTTTGTTGGGCAGCAGCAGCAGCGGCTTTACCTCCAAAAATTGAACTAATTCCACTAGCAACTGCAGACCCAATTGCCATCATTGTCATTGGTTCCATGTATTATCTCCTACCAGCCCCACTGGTTTTTATTTGATTTAGGTTTTTGATTTGTTGCAACAACCCGTGTAGCACCACTGGTTGGGGCATAGTCACTTGCTCTAAAGTTAGTAGCCCAATCTTTAACTCTTTTTTCCCATTCTTTTTTCTTTAGTTCTTCAGATATTTTTTCAGTATCTATAGACATATGGGATTTATAGAATTCAACGGCTGCTGCAAGCACATCCACCCTATCGTCGTGCTTAAGTGCCCCTCGACCTCTATGTAATCTTGTTAGTTGAATTTGATTATTTTGATCCTTAATAGCCTTTCTAGACATAACTAATCTATGCATTGCCATTACAGGTTCTAATGTTTCAATAATTCTTAATTCTTTTTGTCCCTTGACTTTGTATTCTTCTATACCTACTTGGTTACAATGCTTCATTAAGTATGAAGTTAATACCTTAGTAAATAGACCATCACCAAAGTTAGACTCCACTCTAACTAGTGGAATATGGTATTCATTTACTAACTTAGCAATTTTATTTAAAGTAACATCATCATAGCCACCTGGAATACCAAGTAACTCATGAATAAAGGTAGTTCCACTAAGTACAGAAGCTATACATACACCTGTTTCATCGGATCCTCGGCCACTAGGGTCTATACATAGGTGCATATGTTGATAAGGTATATAATTATTACTAATGTACATAGGATCACAAGCATGATCCCCTGAGATACCAAAGTTAGGTATATCTTTTATAGGATTTTGACCCTGCCATACCAACTTATCTGGACCGATCTCTGGATCTAGATCCATGACTATTAGATCCCTAAGCTTTAATGGGTATCTATCCGCATCTGCTAGGGAGGTAATTAACTTGTACTGTAGGGCGTAGTGACTAGGGCCCATTTTAGCCCGTCTGGCGGCTAGTTCGTCCTTGTTGAACCGTTCGGGCTGGGTAGCCTCCCCTGGCTCTATAGCCAATCCTAGGACCCAAGGAGCCACGTCCTCGACCTCAGCGGGTATAGATTCATCTGGCATCTCGGCTGGGTACTTGATCATGGGATAGGATTCCTTAAGAACATTATAAACAGAGTCTTGATAATGGGGAGTACCTAGGAAAATTACCCTAGATCCTTTGTTTCTAATAGACTCTAGTTCTGCTAGTTTCTTAAGTAATGTTTCTTTACCTACTGGGGTTTCATTTTTACCAGCAATCTCAATGTCATCTAGGACTACACGGTCTGCGTGTAGACCTGTAATCTGACCTGTAATACCTCGGGCAGCACAGTTTAAATCTTGTGTAAACTTGGTTCTAACCGCTAGGTTAAAACCAAGGGCATTGTCTTTATCTATATCCCTAGGGACCATATACTGGCAATAGGGTACTACAGATAAAATCTTTCTAGCCTGAGATACAAAATCAATAGCCTTACCTTGGGTATTTGATAATACTAGAAAGGTTAGATTGGGGTCCTTAAGCCATTCCCAGCTAGCAAGACAAGCAGTAATGGTAGATTTACCAGTACCACGTCCTGCGGCTATAATAGCATCTGAAGGGCCTTCTTGGATCTCGCGGGCTAGTTCATATTGAATTCGGGTAGGTTCCCCAAGACCAAGATGCTTAAAACAAAAATACAAATGGTTTCTAAAATCATCAATAACTTCTTGGGGAACTTTCATCAATATGCTGCTTTCTTAATCTTAAAGGGTACGGCATCCTTCATAGCAGCCTCTACGGCTTCAATAGACTCTGAAGGAATGGTATTAACCTTATCTTTATGGTCACTGAGGATGCCACGAACTACAGTATATAAACCTGGAGTTCTACGGTCTGGATCATTTAGATCGCTGATTAAGCAATCTAGTAACTTCTCTTGCATGTCATTTAATTTTTCTTTCACTTGGTTCCTCCTAGGGGTCTGGTATCCTTTACAAAAGAAGGTGGTACACAATACCAACCTTCAGGAATTGTAACTGTATTGCTACTTAGGATCCATTGACCTTGTTGTAATGTATAAACATGGGATCTAGTATTAGGTCCCACTCTGATTGGACTGTCCTCTGGAATGAAGACTGTCCTGCTGTTGCAACCACTCATCAATCCTAGCACCAGCAGCACGAAGACGCTCACGATCAATGTCAGCATCAACGGCAATCTTCCCTGCTTCGATTCTCTTGAGTAAAACATCAAATAACCCCATTGCAATTTGGTACAATATTTTATCAAGCATTTGGAGTAGTTGAGGCTGGGTCTACGTTCTTAGCATCTTTGGCTAAAATAAGACCAATACCAGCAATGACGGCAGCAATAGCTGAAGCAAAGTCAGCAGTAGTTGCTGGATCACCATCAAACATGGCAGTTAGAACACCACCAATTGCTACACAAATTGCACCAATACCAGCTACAGTTGTATTACGATTATTCATAGTCGTTTCCTTTCTAATTCAATTACTCTATCCTTAAGATCATCAAGCAAAGCACTATGCTTTGCATCATTTGATGATATTTGAATTTGAGCTTTTACTAAATCCTGAACAATAACCTTCAATTCAGCTAGGTCTTTATCTGTTTTATCTAATAATTGAGATCTTTTGCCTATATCGATAAAGAAGCCTCCAACTCCAATAGCTAAAACAACTAATTGCGCCCATTGGGCAAAGTCTTGCGATTTTTTTTCTGCCATAGTAATCCCCCATTAAACTACCCATCCACCTGATGAATTTAATAAAGATAAAGATGCATCTGTGTTTAATACAGATAATCTAATCCACAAATCACTAGGAATGCCAAGTCTTGTAAACTTAACAGCACATTCATTTCGACCACCAATCATAGAATATTCATTAGACCAATATGAACCAGATCCAGTTGCTCCTCCATCGTTTAAATTTGTATAAGCTAAAGGAGGAGTAATATCAAAGTAAAGAAAGTTATTAGATCCAACAGCTGTACCACCATTAGCATTTCCTGCACTACTTCCAAGGAGATATCTAGTATGATTATCAAAGTAAAAACTCCAAGGTCC